CTGATAGTAAGTTAATATTACCAACTAAAGAACTACCATGGGCGACCCCTATACAGCCAATTACTTCGGCTGCAATTTCCGGTATTGGTTCTTCACCTCTAGGTCCTGTCGAAGGCACCTGGGTAATTGGGTTCTTTCTTGACGGTGAGGATATGCAACAACCTGCTATCTTTGGTACTATTTCTACTAAAGCAGCTAAGAAAGCTTTCTCTGTACAAGAAGACCCACCAGCGGTTACAAATCCTAACGATGGTATACTTAAAGATAGCGCTGGTAACCCGGTAGTAGATGGTCAAGGGGAGCCAGTTCGAGCAGGTACACCCTCTGTTGAAGGATGGGAGTTAGGTCAGACGTCTGAAAAATATGAATCTGGGGGTAAGGGGCCAGGTACAATTAATGCTTATAATGGAGGTGCAGGAGGGGACCTAGGTGGTGCATCCTATGGAACATATCAACTTGCCTCTTACCTTCCTGCTGTAATGTCAACTGGTAGAGCAAGACCGTCAGCTAAAAATTCACCTGTAATTCAGTTTTTAAATACCTCTAAGTTTAAAGATAAGTTTGCAGGTCTAGAGCCCGCAACTGCTGCCTTTGATGCTAAGTGGGTAGAGATTGCAAATACATTTAAAGCAGAATTTAAAAAAGAACAACACGATTATATCCAGAAAAAGTATTATAATGTTGCCATATCTAACCTACAGCGGCAGGGCTTAGATATGGTAAAATACGGGCCTGCTGTACAAGATTTAATCTGGTCAGGTGCTGTGCAGTTTGGTCCAGCAAATACAAAAGCATTTACGGAATCATTAAGAGATAAGAGCATACTTACTGATAAAGATATAGTAACATTGGTAAGTGAATATAAAATTAACAATGTAGATACGTTATTTAAATCCAGCTCAGACTCTATCAAAGCTGGAGTTAAGTCTCGTTACCAATCCGAAAAACAAGCGTTACTGAGTTTAATTAAATAATGGATCCATTAATTACAAAACAAATTCAAGGTGTTCTTGAGAACAGTATCTTTAACAAGATAATTGCTCTTAACCTTAACATCCCTAGTCCTGTTCTAAGAGCTATAATTTCTAGAGTGGCTGAAGTTGGGGCTGTAGATATCGTTAAACAAGTCACCCAAGCCTCAAATAAAGAACTAACAGACATTCCTAAGAATCTTATTGGTCCTTATAATCCTGTCAATATTGTTAATGCAAATAATGGGCCTACACAGATATCGAATAATATAGATGGAATTATTCAACAACAATTACTTTTACAGACTACAGATAAAATAGTTTCTAAACTACAGTCTCAATTAAGACTATCCCTTCCAACAGATAAGTTAGGTATTATTAACTTTGATTCACTAGCCGCCAGCCTGATACAGGGCATCACCCCAACTGTTGGTAAGACACTATCTACTGCTGTTAACAGCTTTGCAGATTCTATTTTTGGTAAAGGTCAAACACCTAAAATAACTTCTAATAGTATTGAGTCATTATACGAAACATTATCTCCAGAAGAGGCATTAAGTAAGACAGATGAAATATTTGATACCTCTATTGCTAATTCAGCATTAGCAGAAGCCAAAAGCTTTGATATAGATTCAACAGCAAATGCCGAAAAGCTAGCAGTATTGGATAAGGGCTTTACAGACCCTAATGCAAATTATCCCACAAAAGAATACGCCGGGATTTCTGAAACTAATAAACTTGCTCAGGGAGACTCTAGGGGTACAATAGTTCAAGAGAAAAACAATAACCGCATGAAGGGAGCAAAGCTTCCGGATGGTGAGGCTTGGGATGAGCCTGAGTCAGCTTTTAATGGTGCATACCCATATAATAAGGTAACTCAAACTGAATCCGGGCATATTATAGAAGTGGATGATACACCGGGGTCTGAAAGAATTCATATATACCATAAGTCTGGTACATATGTAGAAATAGATTCAAATGGGTCCATGGTAAAAAGAACAAAGGGTTCTTCTTATGAAATTATCGATCGAAATGGTAAAATATCTATCGCAGGCCGTGCAGACATTTCAGTTAACGGCGCTTGTAATATCTTTGTTGGTAATGATGCAAATATTGAAGTTGAGGGAGATGTAAATCTTACATGTCATAATGATATTACTGCTATGGCGGGTGGTACCTTAAATCTTTCTGCAACTGAAGAAGTTAACATTACAAGTAGCAATGTAAATATACAGGCATATAACCAAATGAATTTAAGTTCTAATGTAGCACTTAATCTTCATTCTACTTATAGTGTTCATATGTCTGCAAATGCTAACGTACATATCGATTCTATAGATGTATTTCAAAATGCTACTACAAATTATAACCAAGCAGATAATATTCATATTAAATCTAACGAAAGTATCTTTGTAGAGTCTGATACTGATATTAATATCAACGCGGGAGGAGCTTTAAAAAATCAAGCAGGTGATGTAATTAGTAATCAAGCTGGAGGTGAATTCAGCGCGGATGGTAGCGCGATACACTTAAATTCCGGTAACTCTGTAGATGCAGAAGTTGCTGAACCTAGTGAAGCAGCAGTATTAGCAGGTATCTCTAATATCGGAATTATGGCTGGTCGTAAAGATATTACTGATAATGATAAAATTGACCCTGCAGTTCTTACACCTGCAGATACATCTTCAATTGGGATAGAAGTAGATACTCATACACCAGCTGAAATATTGGAGCATAGAAATAAACTTATAAAAGAAGGTTTTGCAACTGCTGAAATTTTAGATGAAAAACCACTTGGCACAAGGAGCGCGACCGTGCCTTCTGAGCAGCAAATTTTTATTAAACCAAATGAAAAATTAAAACAGGTTACCCAGCTACCGGGTAATTATAATCTATCTCCTAACTTTACAGTTGAGATGTTATCAAGTAAGGCGGCTATAACTCGAGACACGATACAAGCCCAACTGGGGTTAACCTACGGTGAAATTGTGTTTAATCTTCAAGCTGTTGCACTAAACGTGTTAGAACCCGTGAAAAAGCTATACCCTAATATGATAGTTACTTCGGCATTTAGATCTGCAGATAATAAATCCAATGCTGTAACATCGCCACATCCTAAGGGCGAAGGAGTTGATATTCAATTCCCTGGCATCGATAAAAAAGAATATTATAATATAGCTTTAAAGCTTGCAAAAGTACTTAAATATGATCAAATACTTTTAGAGTACAAGTCTACAGGATCGGGGCTTCCATGGATACACGTAGGGTTTGCTGCAAGTAATAGAGGTCAAACTTTAACGTTCTTTAATCAAGCTGTTCATTCTCAAGGCTTTGCTCAGTTAGTATAATGGCTAATGAAACCGTAACTATAAATACCTCAAACGCTACTGGTTTTGTTTCCGTTAGCCCTGATCCTGCAACCGTCTTAACAAATGATGGGGAATTAGCTGCACCTAATTTATACCTACCTACAATTTATGGTGGTCAGACTATTTCAATTGATATAGGTTTTAATATTGTATACCCTATATTGCCGGAGGGTAATGTCTCTGCTCCTGCAACCTCGGTAACCGCTTTATATGACTTTGCTTCAAAGGGAATAAATGTTAGTTATGTAGGTAATGTAATCAGGCTCTCAGGTACTTTCTCGAGTACTTTTACAGGGGAGTATTATGAGTTTGTACTTGATGATGGTACGCTTGAAGCACTACCTCCTGATACTACAGATGATTTTAAAGCATTAGTTCGTTATGAAATGCCGAACCCGGTAACTCAAAATAATCAATATGCATTCAGTGTCACGGGGCCCGGGGAGACAGGAAACGTAACATTACAAGCTAATGTCGGACAATGGATTGTTTGGAAATATCAAACGGCTGTTAACAATATAGGTACACTAAGAGTAAGGGGGCCATAAATGCCAGCTGTATCAAGATTAGGTGATTCTGTATTATCTCCAGATGGATCAGGATACAAATGTCGTATGCCATTGAAGAAGAGTGTAGGAGAGGCCAATTCAAAGAGTGTATATGCAAACGGTATTTTAATTACAGTTCAAGGTAACAAGGTCGCCCCTCATCCAAAATCTGGGTGTACTGTTATCGATACTGCTGGGGTTGATACCGGGTCAAGTCAAGTTTTTGTAGATAATAAGGGGGTAGGTCGTATTG